CGAAAAGCTAAAATCCATACACCGCATCACGGCGATTTGGATTGAAGAAGCCACCGAGCTTTCCGAATCCGACTTCGACCAGCTGGACATCCGACTTCGCGGCAAGACCACTTACTACAAGCAGATAATTATGACTTTTAACCCCGTATCCGCCACGCATTGGATAAAGCGGCGGTTCTTTGATAGCAAGCCGAAGAATTGCACGACGCACGAATCGACATATCGGGACAACCGCTTTTTAGACGCCGAGCAGGTTGCGGTTCTTGAGGCTTTCAAGGAGACAGATAGATATTATTATCAAGTCTACTGTCTGGGAAATTGGGGGACTACCGGGCGCTCTGTCTTCGACGCAGAAAAGGTTTCTGACCGTCTGGCGGAAGGAATCAAGCCGATTAAGACCGGATATTTTACCTACACGGACACAGGACTCGAGATTAAAGATATAGCGTGGATTGAAGACAGTCAGGGCGCTATACGGATATACGAAGATGTAAAGGCCGGATATCCGTATGTGATCGGCGGCGATACCGCAGGGGAAGGTTCAGATGCCTTTGTCGGACAGGTGCTTGATAACTCCACAGGGCGGCAAGTCTGCATCTTGCGGCAAAATGACGATGAAGATGTATACGCAAAACAGATTTATTGTCTGGGGATGTACTATAACGCGGCTTTGATAGGCATTGAAGCGAATTTCTCGACATATCCAATTCGGGAGCTTCAGCGGCTGAAATACCCGCGGCAGTATGTACGCGAGACGATAGATAATTACACCAACAAACCGCGGCAGTCATACGGATACAAGACTACATCAGCCACAAGACCGGTTATGTTGGCAGAGCTGATTAAGGTTGTGCGGGAAGATATAACACTTGTATATGACGAGACGACGCTAAACGAGATGTTGACATTTGTGTACAACGAAGTATACCGACCGGAAGCGGAAGACGGCGCGCACGATGACACCGTCATGGCGCTGGCGATAGCGCACCAGATAAGACCGCAGCAGGATTATTTACCGAAGCCGGAAGAAACCGCGGCTGTGACATGGAGTAAAACCATGTGGGAAGACTACCGCAATGCGGACGCTTCGGGCAAAGAGTATTTGATATCAAAGTGGGGTAAGCCGAAAAGATGAGAGACAGAAAAAGAAAGACCGACGCCGTGAAGCTGCGGGAGTGGCAGGGGCGGATGCAGACGGCGCGCGACGCCTACGCAAAAGAAGAAGCGCGCATGGACGGGCGGGAAAAGCTTTACTCCGGCGACCACGAGATAAGAAGAATCGTCGAGGAAGACCATGCGTATGTGACGCCGCATGTGCGGAACATCGTGGCGGAGAACATCGAAGCGACAGTCTCTACCGTAATCCCGCAGCCGAAAGTAACCGCACAAAAGCCGGAAGACGAGCCGAAAGCCAAGCTGATAGAGGACTTCCTAAGAAACGAACTCGACCGGATGCCTTTTGAAGTCATGAACGATATCATGGAGCGGACGGTTCCGATTCAGGGCGGCGGTTACTGGCTGGTAGAGTGGAACAACGCGGCGCGGACGCATACCACGGTAGGTGAGCTGGATGTCTCCACGCTTCATCCGAAAGAGGTAATCCCGCAGGACGGCGTTTATTCGCGCGTCGAAGACATGGATTATATCATCCTGATGGTGCCGCAGACAAAAGCTTATATATACGACAAGTACGGCATTGATGTGTCGGACGAGAGCGAGAGCGATTATGACGCGAAGACCTTGGACGACAGCGCAAGCATGGCAGAAGACATGGTCACGCAGTTTATCGCCTACTACCGCAACGACAGCGGCGGGATAGGGCTTTACAGCTGGGTAAACGATGTTCAGCTTGAAGACCTTGAAGACTACCAGGCGCGGCGGCTTAGACGGTGTACAGAGTGCCAGACGGCAGAGCCGCCTGATGATAACGGCGACACGGTTTCTCTGACGCAGGAAGAAATAATCGACACTTTAGGCGGTAGTAATGCCTTGCCCTTGTCGGTAGTCGAAACGATGGTTTTAAACGGCTCCGGCTTTGGTACCGATAAAAAGATATGCCCTGTCTGCGGTAATGATAAGTTCGAGTATTCGGAGGAAGACTACGAGACCGTTCATACACCGATTACAAGGAATTTCGGAGAGCCTATTCCCGGTGATGTGACTGTTGATTTAGGCGAGACCGGAGAGGTTGATATACTCGGACAGCCTATCAGGGATGTAAGGACGGTTCCGACAAGGATTCCGTATTACAAGCCAGATATATATCCGGTCATATTGCAGAAGAATATATCGGTGTTCGGAAAGCTGCTGGGTTCTTCGGATGTTGACTTGATCGAATCGCAGCAGAATACCATAAACCGCATCGAGACAAAGATAATCGACAAGCTGTTGAAGTCGGGGTCTGTGGTAACGCTGCCGGAAGATACGGAGATTGACAGCACCACCGATGAAATGCGTGTGTTCAGGATAAAATCTCCCGACCGTGCGCAGATGATTAATACAATCACTTTGCAGGGCGATATATCGCAGGACATGGCGTACTTACAGCAGGTGTATGAGGAATCCCGCCAGCTCTTAGGCGTTACCGACAGCTTTCAGGGGCGCAGAGACCCCACGGCTACGAGCGGCAAGGCAAAGGAATTTGCGGCAATGCGTTCAGCCGGGCGGCTTGAAAGCAAGCGGGTTATGAAGCAGGCGGCATTTGCCGACTTGTTCGAGGCTATGTTCAAGTTTTCGCTGGCGTACATGGATGAGCCGCGAAAAGTGGTATCAAGAGATAACACCGGCGGGATTGAGTATAAAGAGTTCAACCGCTACGACTTCTTGGAGCAGGACGACGACGGCAAGTGGTATTGGAACGACCGGTTTCTGTTCAGCTGCGACACGGCAACGCCTCTCGCTACCAACCGCGAGGCGCTGTGGCAGGAGACGCTTGGATATTATCAGGCGGGCGCTTTCGGGAATCCGCAGGATATAGAGACGCAGATTATGTTCTGGCAGAAGATGGAGCATCTGCATTATCCCGATGCCGGTACGACTAAAGCGATGCTTGAGCAGAAGCGCGACCGGATGATCGCGGCACAGCAGGCGGCTATGGCGCAGTCACAGCCGCAGATATCGCCCGAAAGGGACGCGCAGATAAAAGAGACGGCTATGCGCGACGCAATAGCCGAACAAAGACAGCGTACTGCCGGGAATCCCGGTGTTACGGCTGCATCCGGCGGTTAAGTTTAATGGGGTTCTCCGACCGCCGGGGCAGATTATAGATATCATACGAGACAGGAGGTGCAAGCATGGCTAACAGAAGCTCTAAGTCCGATTATGTCGGGAAAATCAAGCGGGGCGGCAACATGGAAGTGAAAGCTCCCATTAATGCCGAAACCAAGAAAGGCAAATCGAAGAAGAAAACCGGCAAAGACCTTCGTTCCGGAAAATAAGAAACCGGAAGAATCCCATATAAGAATATTCGCAGGAAAAGCGTAAAAATCCAAAGGAGAAATCATGGGAGATAGAATTGATTACAATGCGATATTCGGGCCGAAAGAGGAAGGCGTGAACGAGGCTGAACCCGCCGAACAGCCGAAGACCGAAGAAGCAGAAGGCGAAAACGGGCAGCCTGCCGCCGAGGCTGATGTAATCGATGACGGTGACGACACCGGCGTTGATACAGAAGAAACGGAGGACACCGGAGACGACACCGAAGATGTCGACCATTCCGAAGACGAGACCGACACAGAAAATACAGAAGACAAAGCGACGGAACAGAGCGCGGAAGACAATGCAAAGTTTGCAGCCGCACGGCGCAAAGCCGAATCGGAGACACAGTCGAAGATTGAGGCGGCTCTTGCGGCGCAAAAGCGAAGATATGACGAGATGTTTGCTTCGGCAGGCGTGATATCGCCTTATACCGGAAAAGCAATAACAACGGTAGAGGATTTTGAAACATATGCGGCGACGTACCGCGCAGAGCAAGAGAAAGCCATTCGGGACAAAAGTGGGTTATCTGAAGAAGAACTCGACGCTTTTATACGGAACTCTGCCCCGGTCAGAGAAGCGGAAGAGTTAAAGCAGCAGCTTGCTCAAGAGCGTGCGCAGGCGCGTATAAAACAAGACCTTGACGAGATACGCAAGCTTGACCCAAGCATCAAGTCGTTCGACGACCTGCAGAAGCTCGAGACCGCCGTGGAAATGGAACAGCTGTTAAAACAGGGTTATTCCTTGCCAGCGGCATTTAAGCTTGCGAATTATGAGCATCTGACACAGTCGAAGATAGAAGCGGCGCGTCAGGCGGCGGCAAGCAAGGCAATGTCAAAAGAGCATCTGTCTGCGACAAAGAAACGCGGACAGGGAGCGATACCTGTTCCGGACGATGTAATGAAAATGTATCAGATGTTTGGCATCAACAAGAACGAAGCTGAAAAACATTATAACAGAGAGCAGAGCAAAAGGAGATAAATAAATTGGCAGGATTCCTTCCGTCCCGGCTTTACAAGGGACACAATCACGGATGGGAGTACCACGAAGCGGGGGCTATTACTCCCAAAATAGGCATGGCGTTGACGGTTACCTCCGGCAGGCTTGCGCTTGCGTCCGGCACAACCAAGCCGACATATATCGCCATGACGCACAGAGACGCTGCGGTGACGGCGGGTACGGTGATACCGGTTATCCGAGTTGATACCGGTGCGCTTTACGATACGACCTGTTCGGTTGCCTTTACCGGCGTGAATGTCGGCGATAAGGTAACCCTGGCCGCAGACGGCTTGCAGGTGACGGCAACCAAAGAGGGCGGCGTAGCGGAAGTCGTTGCCATTGACGGCACGGCTGCCGGTTCGACAATAACCGTCAGGTTCACAGAAGAACCGGAAGACACCGGAGGCAACAACGGAGACGACAACGGAGGCAACAACGGAGACAACAACGAACCGGCATAAACCATAAGGGGGTATACAGATAATGGGCAACATTATATTTAGCGAGGGGAGCGGAGTTACTAACTCCATTTTCGGCAAATCCCAGGAGCCGATAAAGGCGTTCCTCGAAAAGAGGGGCGAGGCGTTTGAAGCGGAGAGCGTGCTTCCTCTGCTTTTCAACATCGAAGAATCATCTAACTTTGCGGAGAAATACACCACGATGACCGCCATGGAAGGGTTCAAGCCGGTAGGGGAAAACGGCGAGTATCCGATTGACGGCAATCAGGAGGGTTTCTCCAAGTACTTCGAACACGATACATGGAAAAACAGCTTTTCGCTGTCGAAAGAAATTATCGACGATGCAAAGGCTATGGATCTGAAACGCCAGCCGGAAGCGTTCATTGCGAGCTACTACCGCACAAGGGAGCTGCTCGGCGCTGCGCTGTACGGCACGGCTATTG